TCGACCAACGTATTTTATTATATTACCTTTAAGATAACCAGTAAACTCATCCTTAGTCATGTAATCTTTTATGACTTCAATAGTTTCTCTATTACCCTGTTTATAATGATTAGGTGAATTTACAGGATCATCACTTAACTCATTAGGTTTTTCAAATACATAATTATCTTCAGTCTCTAAAACATATTTGTTACCATTATACATTATTTCTTGTTTAGTTTCTGCCATATTCTCTCCTAATAGTTTTAATATCAATAGTCTCTAGATTATAATTACCATCTTTAACTTCTCTTTTAACTATCAAACCACTCCACCACATATGCTGAGTATCTCTAGCAAAATGCTCTGGGTGTGCCAAGTAACACCCTGCTGATAAGCCATGTAACTTTTTACCATTAGGTAAAGTTGATATAGCATAATCTAATAAATGACTATGGCCTACTGTAGCAGAAACTTTGTGTTTTGTCAAGAGAGTTCTACCAATATTTTCTCCAGATATAGCTGACCCCATAATACCAGAAGGAAAATGATGTGCATAATGTACACCATCAACTACTTTAATTTGTTTATAAGGTACTTCTTGCCAACCATATTTTTTAAACTGTAGATCACTAATTTTTATAGTGCCATCTAATTCTGGATTTTCATCTACAAATCTGTCTATTCTATCCTCATGATTACCATGTAGCATAATCTTTTTAGGCTTATGACTACCCAAGCCTTTGTTAAATAAAGCTAGTGCATCATGTGAATGCTCCATATCTTTTTGGTATCTTCTACCTTCAAAAGATTTTTTACCTCTATCATAAGTAGATAGAGAGTCCATACTACAGAAGTCACCCATACATATTACATGTGTAACTTTAAAGTCTGCAGCTAATCTTCCTGCCCATAAGAATCTATCATTGTTTGCTTTAGGTGTACAATGAGGATCACCGATAACTAAATGTGTTGCCATTAGTTCAACTCCTTTTCACGTTTTTTTCTTAAGTATTCGATAAAGTCAATAACATTATCTTCCTCATCAAACTCTGCAACAGCATTCATTGAGAGGTTTGCTTTATCGGGGTTTCTTTTATCATCAGCAAAACCTTTTAATCCATACACAAATATACTTTGTGGATCTTGGGTTGCTGCTTTTATCATGCCTCTAGCTATTGTAGAGCATAATTCGTACTGTTCTGTGGTCATACTAGATCTACTATCCATAACTATACCACATGTAAAACCTTTTTCCCAGGGAGAAATAAGGACTTTGATTGCATTTTTAAGTGCTTCAGTTGTAGTTTTTTTTGCCATTATTTATACCAATATTTATCGTGATTATCTTTATTATACTCAATCACTTTGTGTTCATATCCTCTTTTCATACTGCTTTTGCCAAAGTGTTCTGCATTCTTTTCATTATCAAATAAATGATTAGAGAATATTTTATACTCATTATCTTTCTTACGTTTATATATTACAAAATATAAAATCATAAAACAAGTTGATGGAGAATAGACCCCTAAAACTACTCCCCATCAGTACCTGTGGTATCATCCTTCTTGGGATTAGTAACTTCCGTATACCATACCCATTTAGGACTTTTACCTTTAGATTGCTGTTGTGGTAAGAACTGCAATCCACTTCCCCAACAAGGAAGTTTGTATGGGCAAAAGGAACACACTGTGCCCAAAACTCTGTTACCTGTAGGCTTGCCTCTAAATAATTCTTCTACATCATCAAAGCATTTTTTAAATGGTTCTTTAGTTTTTAATGCTTTGTAATTATCTTTTGCAACTCCAACATATTTTTCACTATGCTCATCTTGAACTTCTGGAGCCTCACAAACTGCCCACTCACCTGTAGATTTATTTATAGCTATCCAACCACCAAAAGGTTTCTTCATGCCCCCTGCATAAAGAAAACCTTGAGATGCATAACCAAAGGAATCTTTACTAACTACTTCATTGAAGCCTCCCTTTTCACCAAACTTATGTTCAAAGGAATATGGTGACGTACTTTTAATATCCCAAACTTTGTTATCAATTTCAACATCCAGTCTTCCAGACATAGAGTCTTCTTCAAACTTATACTTAACTTCTTTTTGTTCGCTATCAATTTTAACTCCTGCAGATTTTAAAACAAATATAGCAAGTGCTTCTATCAAATCACCAAATGTATTACGCATTTTAGCATTGTAAGGTTGGCCATCACCTTTAATACCTTTTGCTTCCATCTGTAACTGACACAAAGGTCTGCCTATATTTGACATTCTTGGTTCAAACTTATCCTTACGCTTCTCTGAGAACTGTTTGCGTAAGGCGTTTTTACACGCCTCACCAAACTCCTCCACTAAATCCTCAGAAATAGCTACAGGATTGCTAGATACTTTATCAAGATATATCTTGACTTTATCAAGTATAGTGTTCATTATGCTGTTAACACATCCTCTGGATGTTCGTCATCTAACTCTTTAACAATCTTAGCTGACTCAGCATCTTCACTATTTGGTTTCTTTGCTCTAGCATTTTTATACGCTGCAATAACTTCATCATTTTCTTTTTTGACAGCCTGTTGAAATACAGCTAGTGTATCCGTATCATCTTTTGATAATTCAATCTCTGTAGATGTTTTATCAGATAATACTGGCACGTAGAATGTATTCCCACCCCTCTTCTGCCTTTCAGTATCTATACTTAAATTGCATTTAAGCATGACTTTACCACTATCTTTTAACTTTTTGATAGCATTGGATACTGGTAGAAATGCAGTACCAGATACACGATATAAAGCAGGCAAGTTTTCCACTCTATGCTCTTTACCATTTGCAAGCACACCATCAAAAGTTACAAGTCCATACACTAATCTATAACATCTTATAGTTCTTTGTATAACTTGTTGATCTGGAGTCAGTGAGTTTCTTTCTGCGTATGGAACTTTACCACAGTTTACTCCCCCTAACATATCTATTGCTTCATCTTTGTGAGATTGAAATACAACAGATCTATTTACGTACTCACCTTTATCTGTATCATAATGCATGTACTGCATACCAGTGATAAACGGTCTAAATGTTATTGGTTTACCAAATGCAACTTTTCCTGCACTTGTATCAAACACAGAAAAATATCCTACTGGTAACTGATTACCATCATCATCTTCTGGGTTTCTATTTATGGACAACCTAGGAATACCATCACTACTAGGTGTGCCATCGTCTTGACCTATGGCTTTCATTAATTGCTCATCGGTCATTGTATTTATATTTGCTAGTTCATTTTTTGTCATTGAACCCTCCTTATAATTTGATTTGCAGTGTATATCATAAATTTAAACAAATGTCAAGCACTATTTTTTATTTTTTTTCTTACCATATGGTGGATATACCAAGTCGCATATCCACAAAAATATGACAAGAACTAAGCAAGCAGATAAAAATATATCTAGCATAGTCTAGTCTCTCCCTCTGTTTGTATCACTTGATATCCATCTATTTCAGCGTATTGCTTCCATAGAGAATAGTCTTCATGATTTTTATATAAATATAAGGTAGTATAATTACCTGTATAATTATCTTTAAATGCGTTGTACTCTAGGTAAGCATTGTACTCACCATCTTCAAACTCATCTAAAGTTTCTAGTGCTTCAACCATATTACTTTACTCCTCGTATTGATGTTGTTTAATTTTAATATCGAACTCTATTTCACACCCATCATTAGCGTCAAAAAGTTCTTCTAACATAGGTATAAATTTTTTATGGTGCATACCTTGATTAGATTTTAAGTTAAGTTTGTTAATATTATTAATGTATTTTTCTTTTTTGTGGTCATAGTCTTGACCCACTACATTAATGTTATAGTTATCTATGTACATATTTACTCCTATATAGTTATTGGTACACATTTATAGCTTAAGTTTTTTTCTTTTTCAGCTTCAGCTATATCATTATATTTTTTAGCAACTTCAGATGCTTGATCTGAATCTGCTATTACTGACTGTATAGAAAATAGTGGTTGTGCACCACTAAATTCTCTCACTCTAATTATTAAATTAGTAGTTTTCATTATTAATTGTCCTCCAATTTATGTTTATTAATAAAGTTTTTTTCTTCTTCCCAGAAAGAATCAAGACCTAATTTACTTAATGCTTTACTGTAGGAAAAACCTAAAGTAAGCCCATGGGGTGTATCATATTTTTTTAAAAATATATCAGATACATCTTCTGAACTATCTTTGTAGGAACCATATCCTGCGGCAAGTACAACTGCCAATGCTTTTTTTTCGTGTTTAGTTAACTTCATGCTACTAATACCTCCTTCATATCTAACCAGTTATATCCTATTTTTAACTCTGTGTCAAGTGGAACATTGAAATCTATATTATAATATTCTTTCAATGATTGTATAACATTATGTGTGCCTTCCTTAAATATTTTACCCATTATATTTTCTTCACCTGGATACACATCAGCTACAATAGAATCATGTACAGTATTGACTAACAAACTTTTTACCTTTTGCTCTTTCATTAACTTATAAATATTTATACAAGCAAGTGGAACTATATCTGCCGTAGCAAAACCTTGCACAGGATAATTTTTTATTTGTGTTCCATAACTTGAACCACCCCAAGGCATTCTTTCAGCATACGGAAATGAATACTGTCTGCCTGTAGGTATTTTTATAAATTTATATTTGATAGCTTGAGTCTGCAGTTCGTCATGCCATTTTTTTATACCTTTATATTTTTCTAAAAACTTACGATAATATTTTTTTTCATCTTCAGTTCCTGTCACACCACCATACAAAGGTTTGAATGTATGAGCCTTTGCATCTTGCCTAGACACACCTATGATATCAGCAGTGTACTGGTGAACATCTATATTATTTTTCACATCTTCCATACCTTGCTCATCTTGAGCCATAAATACAGCAGTTCTAAATTCTAACTGTGCAAAATCTATCTCTAATATTTTACCATTTGAAAATCTAGATTTAACTACTTGTCTTATTGGAAAAGTTTGACCTCTAGGTTGGTTTTGAAAGTTAGGATCTCTACTAGATAATCTACCTGTTGCAGTTACTGCCTGCATAAATTTAGGATGTAGCATACCATTAGTATCAGTATGTTCTTTTATACCAGATATGAACGTATATAGATAAGTATCTATAGCATTGTACCTTACAATAGCTTCTAGAAACTCTTTTAATTCTCCCTCTGATTCTGCTGCAAGTTTAGTCAACGTAATTTTATCTGTTTTAAATCCACCTTCAGATACATCATATACACTTTTAGGTACTTGATTGAACCCTGCAAGTTTAGCCATTTTAGAATATATAAATCCTTCACCATCGCAGTCAACACACTTAGTATATTTTTTATATGGGCTTCCATCTTTTTTTATTTTCCTAATAACACCCTTACCTACACAGTGTAAACATTGGCTAGCTGTAGTTTTATAGACAGGTTCAGTATGTATCTTAACTAAATTTCTAAACTGCACTCTTGATAACTGTGGCTAACGTTTACTCTTACCTGTATTTTTATCTACACCTATGTTAAATATTTTTGCCCAACTATTTTTGTCTAAAGGTTTTTTAGAATATATTAACCAAGATAATTGTTCAGAACTAGATAAATTAATTTTAGTATCACCCATTTTATTATATACAATCTTACCTATCTTCTGCTCTAGATAATTTTTTTCTGCTTC